TGATAACTAGAAATCCCCGACAAAAAGAAGACGTTAAAATCATCTTGGAATTTTAAAAAATGCCACAGAAAACCAATTTAAATATAAGTCCTTATTATGATGATTTCAATAAGGACAAACAATTTTATAAAGTCCTATTTAGACCAGGATATCCAGTTCAAGCGAGAGAGTTAACTACTCTACAATCTACTTTACAAAATCAAGTAGAGTCTTTTGGTAGTCATATGTTTAAAGAGGGATCGATGGTGATTCCTGGAAATATAGCTTTTGATAATCAATATTATTCAATTAAATTACTATCAGATCATTTAGGACTTCCAGTAACATTATATCTTGAAAATTTAAAAGGAAAAAGATTAAGAGGACAAAATTCTGGAGTAGTTGTATATGTTGAAGATTGTAGATTACCTTCAGATTCAAATGATATTACAGATGTAACTCTTTTTATCAAATATGTATCATCTGGCACTAACAATGAAGCTGGTTCTCTTGAAGATGGAGAAAATCTTTTAACAGAAGAATCATTTGTATATGGAAATACTCCAGTAAATGCTGGAGATAGTGTTGCAACACTGATTCCATTAGATTCATCATATGTTGGAAGTGCTGTTGGTATATCAAGTGGAGTTTACTTTATTCGTGGTTCTTTTGTAGATGTAGCAAGTGATAAAATTATCTTAGATCCTTATTCCAATACACCATCATATAGAGTTGGATTAACAATACAGGAAGAAATAATTGGAGCAAAAGATGATGAATCTCTATATGATAATGCGAGAGGATTTTCAAACTTTGCAGCACCAGGTGCTGATAGATTAAAAATATCTACAATTTTAAGTAAGAAAAATTTAGATGATTATAATGATAAGAGTTTTGTTGAAATTCTTAAATTAGATTTAGGTGAAGTTAAAAAAATTAAGACACCAACAGAATATAATATAATTAAAGATTATTTTGCAAAAAGAACTTTTGAAGAATCTGGTAATTATTCAATTAATAATTTTAAAGTAGAAGCATCTAATTCACTAAATGACGGTGTTTCTCAAGAGGGTGTGTTCTTATCATCACAAGTAACAGATGATGGTAATACACCAAATGATGATTTAATGTGTGTTAAAATATCTGCGGGAAAAGCTTATGTAAAAGGATATGATATCAGTAAATCAGGAACAACAGTTCTTGATATAGAAAAACCTAGAGATAAACAAACAAATGAGGGAGCTTTAATTCCCTTTGAAATGGGAACTCGTTTAAAAATTAATAATGTTTATGGAGCACCAAAAATTTCAATTAAGGAAGAATCCATAATTAAATTACAAAGACATAGAAGAGTTGGTGGAATTACAAATGCTGGTTCTGGAGAACTAATAGGTGAAGCAAGAGCATATGCATTTAACTTAGCAGACCAACCATACTCGAATAACGCATCTACATGGGACTTATACTTGTATGATCTTCAAACATATACTAAATTAACATTAAATAAATCTATAAATTCAAATTTATTACCAGACACTTCATATGTAAAGGGATTGAATAGTGGTGCTACTGGATATGTAACAGGATTTGCCACTGGATCTGTAGTCACTCTTACTCAAACTTCAGGTGCATTTTTAAAAGGTGAGCAAATAAGTATTAATGGAAGTACACAACATTCTAGAGCAATTCAAAGTTTTGAAACTTTTGGTGTTAAAGATATTAAATCAGTATATCAAGACAGTTCAAGTTTTTCTGGATTTTCAGCAGATTTTATTGGTGATGTAGTATTACAAACAGAAACATTACCAGGATTTAATGTAACAGACGTATTTCAATTTTCAGCACCAGATGGACCAACATCTCAAACCACTGTTACATGTCCAGGTAAAAAATTTACAGGAATTGCCACAGGTAGTATCATTGGATATACACAAACTGGTAGTTCTTTTGCTGATGAAAGTCTTAATAGAGTTGTAAGTGTAGATTCTACTGGTAATAGTATACAAATTACTGGTATTAGCACTGTTGTAGGTGTATGTACTGGTGGATTACCCACTAGTGCGGTGAATACAACTTTATCATTAAAAGTTCCAACTATTAATGATTCCGAAAAATCTGGATTATTTGCACCATTACCAGATGTAAATATATCTGATGTTAATTTATCTGGTTCAAATTTACTAGTATCAAAACAACTTACAGGTGAATCAACTGATGGTAATGGCGATATGACTTTCTCATTAGCTGATTCAGGCATAAGCACAGGATTTTATGAAACATATGATCCAGCAAGATATTCTGTTCATAGAAGTAATGGAGCTATTGAAACTTTATCATCAGATCAATTTTCAATTACAAACAATGTTGTAACATTAAAAGGATTAACAACTGGTCAGTCTAATATTGTTGTTTCATCAACTATTAAAAAAATAGGAATTAAGAGTAAACAAAAAGAATTTATTAGAAGTAATAAAGTGACTGTTGATAAGGTTGTTGGGTCAGCAGCAACAACAATATCTGGATTATCTACAAGTAATTTTTATGGTCTAAGAATTGAAGATGAGGAAATATCTTTAAATGTTCCAGACGTAGTAGAAATTGTAGCAGTGTATGAATCTTTAGATTCATCTGCTCCAGTTTTAGATAAATTAACTTTTGTTTCTGGATTAAGTCTTAATACTTCATCAATTTTAGGTGAAAGAGTAAGAGGAGCAGAAAGTGGAGCAGTTGCACAGTTAGCAACACAATCTTCAGCAACTGAAATTGAAATTGTATACTTGACACAAAATAAATTTCAAATTGGAGAGTCGATTACTTTTGAAGAATCAAATATCGTAACGAATCTTCAAGATATAACTGAAGGAAGTTTCTTAAATATATCAAATAAGTATGAATTAGATAAAGGACAAAAACTTCAATATTATGATTACTCTAAAATTGTTAGAAAAACTGGATTACCAGCACCAGCAAGACAATTATTAATTATACACAATTCTTATCAAGTTCCAGCTAATGATGATGGTGACGTTTATACTGTAGACTCTTACCCACAAGAAAGATTTACAAAAGATGTACCAATTTTACCAAATGGTAAGAGAGCATCTGATGTTCTAGATTTTAGACCAAGAGTAGCTTCTTTTAATGCGTCAACAGCAACCGCATCTCCTTTTGGATATGCAAGTAGAAATTTCAATCAAGGATTTAATCCACCATTAGTTGTTTCTCCAAATGAAAGTTCATTCATAGGTTATAGTTTCTATCTTCCTCGAATTGATAAATTAGTTCTTACAAGTAAAGGTGATTTTTCTTTAATTAAAGGAATATCTTCAACTGATCCTAAAGAACCATCTGGTTCAGAGGATTCAATGAATATAGGCACTATAAAACTACCAGCTTATCTCTATGATCCAAAAGATGCTGTGATAACAACAGTGGATAATAGAAGATATACGATGAGAGATATTGGTAAAATTGAAGATCGTGTAGAGAATTTAGAAACTTTAACATCTTTAAGTATCTTGGAGTTGAGTACAAAAACTCTACAAGTTCAAGATTCTAATGGTTTTGATAGATTTAAAACTGGATTCTTTGTAGATGATTTTGCTGATAATACATTTTTAGATATTTCGGATCCAGACTGTAAGGTTGATGTAGATAGAAATTTACAAGAATTAAATACACCAATCAATTTATATACACTTAAACCTGAATTAGGACTTGAACCATCAATTAATACTGATACCGCAGATTTTTCTTCAAATTTAGCACTATTAGATTCAAATCTCAAAAAAACTGGTGATTTAATTACCCTTGATTATGAAGAAGTTGAACTATTAAATCAACCTTTAGCATCTAGAATAGAAAATGTTAACCCATTTAACATAGTTGTATTTTCAGGTAGAATTACATTAAATCCACAATCCGATAACTGGGTAAGAAATATTGTTGTTCAAGGAGAAGAAAGAACAGTTTTAGGAGATGCTGAAGGAACAGTTGTTAATGAAGTAAGAATAAGTAGTATTCCAGACACTCATATTCGTTCTCGAAATGTTGCTTTCGATGCACATGGATTAAAACCTTTTACAAGATTTTATTCATTCTTTGATAGTACAGGTGGAATTGATGTTATTCCAAAGTTATTAGAAATTAATATGACAAATGGTGTATTTACTAAAGGTGAAACAGTTGATGTTTTTGCTGGAAGTATACAGTTAGCATCTTTTAGAATTTGTCAACCAAATCATAAATCTGGAGATACAAATACACCAAGTACCATTTATACTGCCAACCCATATGATAGAGATGTAACAATACAAACATCATATTCTGCGTCTTCAACAATTTTAAATATTGATATCGATTCTTTGGCAGAAGAAGCACAGGGAAGATTTTCAGGATATGTAAGAACTGGAAATGATGTTGTTATTGTTGGAAGAACAAGTAATGCTCAAGCATCTGTGTCATCTGGAAGTGGAATTAGATTAGTTTCTGATGTTTTTGGAGACGTTAAAGGTTCATTCTTCTTTAGAGATCCATTAGCAGATCCAGTTCCTCCTTTAAGGTTTACAAATGGAAGTAAAACATTCAGACTTACTTCAAGTTCAAATAATTCAATATCTGGATTAGGAGAAGTTTCTATAACATCTGCTGAAGCTGTATATACAACAAGCGGTGTAGTTGATACATTTGAACAATCAACAACGGTTGTTCGTATACCACCACCACCTCCAATACCAATAGTAATTAATAATACTTTTGTTACGCAAGAAATAACTGAAGTTACAAATATAACTCAGAATATTACAGAAGTAACTAATAATATTACAAATGTAACTAGAAATATTACAAATGTAACTAGAGTAGAAAATAGAGATCCATTAGCACAAACTTTTATAATTGATGAAACTGGTGCTTTCTTGACATCAATAGATTTATATTTTAAAAAGAAGGATTCTCAAGAAAAAATAGATGTTCAAATTAGAACAACTGAATTAGGAACACCAACAAATCTTTTAGTTCAAGATTATGCTGAAGTAACACTCGAACCATCTGAAATTAAAGTTTCTGATGATGCTTCAATACCCACTAGAGTAAATTTCCCTGCTCCAATTTATTTACAAGAAGGCGAAACATTTGCTGTAGTTCTTCTAGCTGAAACATCAAATAATTATGAAGCTTGGATATCTAGAATGGGAGAGATTAATATTTCTGCCAATGCTTTACCAGATACTGAAAACGTTGTAATTTCAAAACAGTATCTTGGAGGAAGTTTATTTAAATCTCAAAATGGTAGTATTTGGACAGCAAATCAATTTGAAGATTTGAAATTCACTTTATATAAAGCTAAATTTGTAGAGTCTGGAACATTAACTCTATTCAATCCTAAATTAGGATCAAATAGCAACCTTTTACCAAGATTACTTCCAAATTCAATTAAGACACTACCAAGAAAATTAAAAGTTGGTATTACAACGATTACAAACAATCCTATAAAATCTAATTTTACACCTGGAGTTAAAGTTAGTGATTCAGGAACTGCTGGTGCTGTTAATGGTATTATAGAACAAGTTGGTGGTCCAATTGCTACAAGTAATAGTGGTATTACACTAACTTCATCAGGAACAGGATATGCGAACGGATCTTACCTTGTTGATCTGTTCCCAATTACAGGAAATGGTAGTAGAGCTAGATGTCAAATAACAGTCGCTGCTGATGGTAAACTTACTGCTGCAACAATGAATGTTGCCAATACAATCGCTGGAGAGGGTTATGTTGAGGGTGATTTATTAGGAATCACTACAAGTAGCACAAGTAGCGGAAAGGGATCAGAGGCAACTATTACAGTAGGTGCTATTAACGGACTTGATACTCTTTATCTAACAAATTGTCAAGGAAGACAATTTACAGATGGTCAAGATCTTCATTTCTATGTTGGAGGAACTGCGGTTGGATTAGCTAATACTGATATTAGAGGTGATTCTACAGTTATTAATGATTTATTCTCAGGAAATGTAATTGAGGTTGAACATTATAATCATGGTATGGGGGCAGATAATAATATTGTACAGTTAGATAATATTGAACCCGATACTGTACCAATTAAACTAACTGGTGATATTAACTCAACAACAGTTACAACTATATCTGTGGCAAATACTTCTACGTTTACAACTTATGAAGGAATAACAACATCAATTGGATATGTTAAGATTAATAATGAAATTATTAAATATGATGGTGTTGGATCTGGAACATTATCAATTGATACTAGAGGAGTAACTTCAACAAGTAGAACTCATAGTAAAGGTGATATTGTTCAAAAATATGAACTAAATGGAATATCTTTGGTTGGTATTAATACAACACATCAAATGGCAACTCAATCATCAGTGGTTAATAATGCTAAAGACATTAATAAGTATTATGTTGAGGTTTTAAGAAAAGGTAGAATAGGATTGGATTCTGATAGAGATGAAACTGCATCTCCAAATAATGATGATAATTTATTATGCTTTACTGATGAAAAATCAGTAGGTGGTAATCGTATTTTTGCTTCACAAAATATTCAATATAATTCAATACTACCAAGATTTAATTTTATAACACCTGGTAATAATACTTCATTGGCAAGTAGAATTAGGACAGTTTCTGCTACAAGTGCTAGTGGATCTGAAGTATCATTTGTAGATCAAGGATATGAACCAGTTGAATTAAATCAAATTAATAAATTATCATCCACTCGAATGGTTTGCTCTGAGGTTAATGAAAGTGAACATTTAACATCTTTACCTAAAAATAGATCATTTACAACACAAATAGACTTTAAATCATCTGATTTTAATTTATCACCAATTATTGATACTCAAAATGCTGTGATGATATACATTAGGAATATGTTAAATTCTCCTATAAATGATTACAGTCTTGATTCATCGTCTAATGAAGTAAGTGGTGATCCACATGCTGCTGTGTATATTTCAAATCGAGTTGATCTTCAGCAACCAGCAACTTCATTAAAAGTTATTGTAGGTGCTTTCAGACACTCAAGTGCCGACTTTAGAGTTCTTTATCAATTATTTAAAACAGACTCAAAAGAAGTTGAACCAAAATATGAACTATTTCCTGGTTACGAAAACTTAGTAGATTCTGATGGTGATGGATTTGGTGATACTGTAATCGATCCAGTTAAGAATAATGGAAGACCAGACGCAATAGTTCCAGCAAGCACAGATGATGAATTTTTAGATTATCAATTCAGTGTTGACAATTTAAATAAATTTAACGGATTTAAGATTAAAATTGTAATTAGTGGAACAAATGAAGCACATGCACCTAAATTCCAAGACATAAGAGCAATCGCATTAGCATAATGTTAAAAGTCAAAGGTCATTCAAATTTATATCGAGATGAAAAAACTGGAGCAATTTTAAATTGTGATCAGAATGGATATTCAAATTACATTAAATCTAGAGAGAGAATGAGTGCTCAAAGAAATGAAATTGATAATATTAAAGCTGAACTAGATGAAATAAAATCTCTTTTAAAGCAAATAATCAATTAATTATAAATATAGACAGATCATGAATTTTTAATAAATGTCAGCTGTATATGTAAGCAACTTAGTTATAAACTCTGGGGCAACATTTCAACAACAATTCGAACTCGAAAGCAGTTCATCAAATTCAGCCACTAACTTATCTGGATTTCATGTAGCTGCCCAGATGAGAAAACATGCTGGCAGCACAAGCGTTGCTGCAACCTTTACTTCATCAATTGTGGATGCTGATGCTGGAACAATTAGAGTGGGTTTAAGCAGTGTGACTACAGCTGGATTAAAATCTGGTCGTTATGTATATGATGTTATTTTAACTGATGCTTCGAATGAAGTCACAAGAGTCGTTGAAGGATCAGTATTAGTTAGAGCAGGAGTAACTCGCTAATGGGAAACATTAGAGTTAAAGTAGGTCAGGCAGATGCGACACGAGTCGTATCATCTTTGGCTGGTAATGTAAGTGGATCGATCTCTGGCTTGAGTGATATTCAAGTTGGTAGTTTACAGAATGGTATGGTATTAGTTTACAATTCTTCTATTGGTAAATGGGAAGCAACTTTAGAACTAACACCTGGCTCAGCACAAAATTTGGATGTCAACGGAGGAAATTTTTAAATGGCCAGTATTATTAGAGTAAAAAGATCTACTGGTATAACCCCACCAAGTAGTTTAAACTTCGGTGAATTAGGACTCACGGTAGGTGTAGGAACCGCCAATAATTCAGGTGGTAGACTGTTTGCTGGAGATAATTCAAGTAACCCACAAGTTGTAGGTGGTAGATATTTTACAGATTTATTAAGCATTGATCCAGGTAAAGTTGCTAGTCAGGCAAACCCAACTACTGCTGCGAATGGATTTGTTGCGATATTAGACTCAGATAGAAAAGTAGACCAATGGAACGTAGATAATTTAACTTTAGATGGTAATACATTTTCTTCAACAAATACTGATGGTGATGTAATGATACCAGATGACACCAAACTTGGATTTGGTGGTGGTTCTGATGGAACAGCTGCTCCTGATTTTGGAATCGAATTTGATAATAGTAATAATATAGTTGATATTACAGGTGCGGTAACAAAGTTTAATAATACAACACAATCAACAACAAAAGATAATGGATCAGTTATCTTTGAGGGTGGTGTTGGTATAGAGAAAAACTTGAATGTAGGCGGTCACTTAACTGTTGGTGGTGCCACTACATTTACTGGTCCTGTTGAAATGGATGATGGTCTTGTAATTGATAGTATTGGTATTTCATCAAATGTTATTAGAAGTAGATCAGGTAGTGGAAATAAATTATACATCGACCCATATCCTGATGGATTAAGTAATGAAGGTCAAGTTATTATTAAAGGTGATTTACAGGTAGATGGAACAACCACCACTGTAAACTCCACATCTTCAACTTTGAATGATGGTATAATGAAACTTGGTGATGTAACAAGTGTCAGAACAGTTAAAACAACAGTTGGAACTGGTGTTTCAGCAATTATCGTTGATTCAATTGTTGGAGTTAATACTGGAGATGTTATTACTGGTAGTTCATCTCTTCCTGGTGCTGGTACAACTTCAATTCATTCTTTCTCATCACAAGCTGGTATTTCAACAATATTCATAAATGGAGTCACAACTGCTGGTATTGTAACCACCACAGAATTAACAATTACTCACGCATACGATACAAATACTGATCGTGGTATTTCATTCAACTATAATACTAGTTCTGGAACAGGAAACAATAAAATAGGTTTCTTTGGATATAATGATAGTACAGGTGAAAACAGTCAGGCTCCAGTAAGAAGTTTTACTTATATTCCTGATGCTACAGTTTCAAATGAAGTTGTAACAGGTACAAGAGGTAATTTAGATATTAAAGGTATCTATTATCAGGCAGGTGATTTCTCCACTCATGGTGTGGTATACTTTGATAGTGCTGGATTACAAAACTCCACCGCTGCTCCAGCTGCCTTTACTGCTGCTGATACATCCACACATATATTAACTGCTATTACTGAAGTTAATCTTGCCTTACCATCTGGTCAAAATATAACTATTGGTAGTCAGATTACACAGGTTGGAAATGCTTCAGCATATGGTGTTTGTAAGACTACAATCTCTGGTGGAACAACTCTAACATTAGTAGGAGTTAACGGAACATTTAACAATAGTGGAGATCTATTGGTTAATGGAACATCAATTTCCATAAGTCCTAACTCAGTTACAACTGTGTACACTGATAAACCCGTTTGGTCAAACTGCGTCGATGGAGGTACGTTTTAAAAAAATATGGCTA